ATCACGCACCACTACAGCATCAACAACACAGTTACCCCGCTGCTTGCGCGGTGGCTGCTGGAAAACAACCCCGACTTGCGCATAGAGACGCGCAAGTCAATGTTCGACAGGAAGGACGAAGCAGAATGCTGACCACCACTAAAACCATCAACCAGCGCACAAGTGAATTGTTCGGGCTTATAGATCACTTCGGTGCTGACGTTGACTTGCACGACCTTGTTTCAGGCGAGTGCATCAGGCTGGACGCTGCGGCAATGTTCGCGGGTATGAAAGCTGGCCTTGTCATGGCTACCGGCTTGGCTGAAATGAAGAAAAAGCCTACCAAAAAGGAACTTATGGCCGCGATGCTTTCCGGCATCGAGACAGCCGCAACGCTCTTCATCCGCCGCAAAGAACGCGAGTGGGACGCAATGGCCGAAGAGGTAGCGGCGCAAGAATCCGAGGGGAAAGACAATGCCTAACACCGTTGCAGAACTTGCGGCGGGGTCAATGGCGTACTTCCCGCATGATTCCAACGCTGCAAGTGACATCAAGTGCCAGCGCCTTATATTGCGCCACGGTTGGGACGGCTACGGGCGTTGGTGGCGGATGTGCGAACACTTGGCGAGCATCAAAGGCCATGCGGTGCCCTTCACGACCGATGAAGATAAGTTGATCTTGGGTCAAGTCTTGGGATTCGATTCGGGGCAATTCAACGAACTTATAACCATCGATGAAACCACCGCTTTTGTAAATGGTTTGCTTTCAATCGGCCTTTTGCAAACCGACGAAGAAGGTTGCTTGGAGAACCCGCGAATGCACAAAAACGCGGAATACTTCGGGCGGCAGAGGGCTAACGGGCGCAAGGGCGGCAGACCCAAGAAGACCGCCAAAAGCGCAGGTGAATAGCGATATGCCGCGCCTGAAAGACACGATTAGAAAAACCACTGGTTTTAAGTTGGCTAAACCCAGTCCGAAATGGGTGGGTGAACCAATATACAAAACAATACAAAACAAAAGGGGTGGTTTTTTGGGTCTTTCAGACCCAACCCAAAAAACCACCATCCCGCTTGTTTGGTTGATCTGCAAGCAAGGTTATCTTTCTTGCTTCTTCTTTCTGGCGCACACCGCTTTTCGCATCTTCGCAAAACGCTGATTTCAGTTTTCAACGCGTTTTCCACAAAGTTTTACACATTCGGCAAGATTGGAGATTTTGACCATGCCAGTTCACTACGAAAACCACGTTAAGACACGGGCTTGCCCGAAGTGCGGCATTCAACGCCCGCTTGATTGGTTCGCCAACGAGGATGAACCGTGCTGGAAGTGCAAGAACCTTGCATGGAAGGACAAGCGCACGCCCGAAGATAGCTTGCTTGGCTCCATCAGCAAGCGTCACGGGAAGCACGCGAAGGGGGCTTGTGATGACCTTATCGGATAAGTTGACGCGCGATCAGGTGCGCGAAGCGATCACGGCCAACCTGACCTATTCGCAGATTCAACCCAACGACATTAGGGCGCTTGAAGGGTTCCTTTGCATCGAGTACGCACGCCATGAGCGCATGGGCGAGCATATGGAAATGCGCCCAAGCTACCGCAAGGCCACGCAGCCGGTAATCAACCTGGCATCTACGGGCGGCATTGAAGATGCCTACTTGCGCGTTACGGGATTCTACTTTTCGGGGCGTGAAGCGGTCAGCTTCAACGCAGACGGCTTCATAGGCATTGCCGGTTGGGCTGATGACACGAACGTGCAGCCGTTTCTAAGGGCGCTCATGCGCTGGCTCAAAGAGTGGATGGGATGCGCACGCGGAATACCGCGCAGCGCGATTGCAGACCCGGCGGCATACGCTGCCGCGCTGGCTTGCTAGGGGGTGTCTCATGGGGAAACAGAAGCTTACCCAAGAAAGCGTTGAACTGCTGGTGCTTGCCGCAAAGGCGATTGAGCGGCAGGACTGCCAGCGCGGTTGCAAGCACTACAGGGACGGGCAACCGGCCTATTCCTGCAAGCACCTTAGCCCACGCGATAACGGCACTATCTGTTGCTATGGGTGGGACGGTGAATAGCCGTGCCCATGGAAAAACACCGCTACCCGGACAACTGGTGCGAGATTGCAACGGCGGTGAAGGACGCGGCGGGCTGGAAGTGCCAGCAATGCGGCAAGCAGTGCCGCAAGCCCGGTGAGCCGTTCGACACGCACCGGCGCACGCTGACCGTGGCGCACCTGAACCACACGCCCGAGGATTGCCGACCCGAAAACCTCATGGCTATGTGCGCACCGTGCCACCTGCGCTATGACGCGCCGCACCATGCAGAGACGCGCAGACGGCGCAGAAGGGCAGAAAACGCGCAAAAGGCTACAGATACCCACAAAACACCGAAAGACGGCCACAGCGGCCACGAGAACCGCGAATGCGGCGAAATCTAGGAAGGTCAGAAGATGGCAAAAGACACTTGGCCGGATTTAAGCACCCGGCAAGGCTTCATTGAAGCCATTGAGCAAGCAGGGCAGTACATACGCGACCACGCAAGCAATCTGCTTGGAGAGTACCCAAGCTTGCTTTGCGAGTTCGACATAACCGCGCGTTTTCGCTTCGATGCCGTACCCACCGTGGAGATCAGGCGCGAACACATAGCGGCACCGCTGGACGAATACCAGCAACGCCGCGCGGACGCTGACAGCGTGGAAAAGGTTTGCCGCGATATGTACCGGGAAATCATCGACCACGACGCGAAGCACCCGGACGAAGTGCCGCCAGCAGATGACAAACGCGCCTTGTACGGCGACCGTCTGCAAGCGCTGGGGGTGGTCTTGTGAGCATGAGCAAAGACGGCACCAGCTTGCGCGAAATGGCGGCGCAGTGGTTGCGCGAAAACCACTATGACGGCCTTTGCAATCCTGACGGCGAATGCGGTTGCGGTCTTGATGACCTGATGCCGTGCCAGTGCCCGAACGAAAGGGATTGCGTTTGCGCCTACGAGATACCCGCCGAAGATAGCGGCTATGACCGTATGTTTAGCACCAGCAATTCAGAGCAAAACGCCCCGTCTGACAACGTGGAGCGCGTGGCGCGTGATCTATACGAGTGGATAGACGGCGTATTGAACAAGAACTGGTGCATTGAACTGCCAGCAGACTTAGACCGCTACAAAAAGCGCCTTGAAGCATTGGGGGTGGCGCTATGAGCGACGTTAGCTTGCAGCAGATCGAAGCCGCCAAAGATGCGGTTTCGCACCCTAGCCACTACACCAGCGGCGGCATTGAATGCAAAGACGCTATGGCCGCGATGATGGGCACGGGCTATTGCTTGCAGCCCTGCGCCAACGACGGCAAGGCCGTGAACCTCGCGCCCATCGCTCTTTACTGGTGGGGCTGCGCGTTCAAGTACCTATGGCGCTGGATTCGCAAGAACGGCGTTCAAGACCTGAAAAAGTGCAAGCAGTGCATTGATTTTCTGATTGAGGAAATCGAGCCAAAAACCACCACCGAAACCAAAGGTTTTTGATATGGATAACAAACGCGAAAAGATCATTGAGCGCATCAAAAAGCTTATGGCGGTTGCCGAGGACAGAGGGGCAACCGAGCATGAAGCGGCAGCGGCAGCGCTTGCGGCTCAACGCCTGATTGTGCAATACGACGTTGAGCAATGGGAGATTCACACCGCCGAAGAAGAACCCATTGAAGAGGTTTACGCAAGCCACGCCCCGCGCCGGTGGCGCTGGCACCTTGCACGCGTGATTGCCCCCGCATTCCGCTGCAAATACCTTGAAACGACCAAGAGCGCGTTTCACAAGACGAATTGGCGCAATGAACACCTGATAACCTTCTACGGCTACAAGACAGATGCCACGGCGGCGGCAATGACGTTCAACACCTTGTACAAGATCGGCAACCGCCTTGCTTCCCGGTATTCGCGCGGCGCGGAATACGGCACATATAACGCCTACGTCTTGGGCTTTGTGGCGGGTATCGAATCAGAGTTGGAGAAGCAGACCGAAGCGCTGATGATCGTTGTTCCGCCGAAGGTAAAAGAGAAGTACGAAGAGCGGTTTAACGGCATCAAGGGCGTTGACACCACCTTGAAGCTTGGGTGCGGGTGGGACGCTCACAACGCAGAAGCGCAGGGCTTCATGGATGGCCGCGAAGCGGTCAGGTCACACCGCTTTGAAGAGCCTGAAACCGAGTACGTGGCAGATGCCCCGGCGCTGATGGGTGCATGACATGGGCGCTTGCAAGGTCAAATGGAGCAAGGCGCGTGAAGTCTGGTACGCACGCCCTTACCTTGGGCAAACGCCAGAAGGTAAGAAGATTCAGCCCTATAGGGAGTTCCCGGCGGCGCACGACGAAGCGGAAGCGCAGGAAATGGCCGATGCTTGGTCGGCTCACCTCACGGCTGACGGTCTGGTAGCAAGTGCGCTGATTGCCGACCTGCTGGACGATTACGCGGCCATGCGGGAGCGCAACGGCGCAAGCCCTAACAGCGTGCGCAGCTATAGGCTGTTCGCCAAGTACGCCCGGAAGTACCTTGCAACCTCAAACGCCCGTGATTTGCGCGTGGTTGACTTCAACCGCTACGAACAACGCTTGATGGTGCCCAAAGAACTAGGCGGGCAAGGCTTGTCCCGCAATAGCGTTATCAACGTCCACAACTTCATGCGCGGCGCGTATAAGTTCTTCGTAAAAGCGGGCATATGCGACACGAACCCGATCATTGACGTTGAGAAGCCAAGCCCCGAACACCACGAAGCCCAAGCGCTCAACATCGGCGATTTCCGCAAGCTGGACGCACAGTTAAAACCACTGCTGAAACCAGAGGTTTTGAACAAGCGGACGTGGCGCAAGGCGCTGAACGCCTTTGCCGCGTGGTTCTCGCTTAGAACCGGCATGAGGGTTGGCGAGGTGTGCGCATTGCGTCCGGGCGAGATTTACCGGGCGGCAAAGTACGTCCACGTAGGCGGCACCGTCATTGAGAAGAAGGGCAAGAAGCCCTACAGGCGCGACGTTACCAAAGGGCGCAAGTGCCGCAACATCGGCATTACCACAAGCGACATTGAAACCATTGATGCGTTCATGGAACTTCGCCGGTTGTTCTGCGGCGATCTGCCGAGCAACGCGCCCTTGCTCACGGTTGACGGCGGCTATCTTCGCCCGAACAGCGTTTCACGCGCATTCACGACGTTTGCCGGAAAAATCGAAATGCCGCAAGGCTTCGTCTTCCACGACCTGCGGCACACGCACGCAACGTGGCTTCTGACCCACGGCGTAGACCTGAAAACCGTTTCAGAGCGATTGGGACACGCAGACGAAGCAACCACGCTTCGCATCTACGCCCACGTCTTGCCGGGGCGCGACGCATACGCCGCAAGCGTCTTCGAGCAAGCGGCCATGGAAGCCACGGCAGACCTTGAAGAGGTGTTGCAATGAAGTTGCAATGGCGCATTTTGAACGCGCACCGCGCACCACCGTAAACGCGCAGGTGCGGCACCAAAAAGGCTTTCAAGACAAATAGCAAGTGACTGATAAGAAGTAATTATCAGGCACATAGGAAGAAAGAGGGTAAAACGATGATTCCCGAACTGACCAAAGAACAGAGGATTGCCAACCTTGAAAAGGCAAAGCAGATGCGCAAGGAACGCACCGAGTTGCGCAGCCAGCTTGCAAGCGGCGTGCTGACCGTCCGCGATCTAATCAGCCTTGCAGAGCGTGGCGACAAGGCGGCATCTGGTATGCGCGTGAAACAGATGATTAGCGCCCTTCCGGGCTACGGCTTCAAGAAGACACAAGCGCTTATGCACGCCCTGCACATCGCCGAAAGCAAGCGCGTTGGCGGTCTTGGCGTGAACCAAGCCCACGCGCTCATTGAAAAGCTGGACGGGGTGGCGCTATGAGCCTGAACACCTGCGCCATATCCGGCCACCTTGGCAAGGCCGCTGAACTTCGGTACACGAACAGCCAACTTGCCGTGGTCACGTTTTCGGTGGCCGTGAACGAACGTGCCAAGCAAGCGGACGGAAGCTATCAGGACGTGCCGCATTGGTTCGATTGCGTCATGTTCGGCAAGCGTGCCGAAGCCCTGCAACCCTACCTTGCGAAGGGCACCAAGCTTGCACTATCCGGGCACCTTCGGCAGAACAAATGGGAGAAGGACGGGCGGCAGTATTCGCGCGTTGAAATCGTCGTTGACGAAGCGGAGTTGATGAACACCCGCCGCGAAGCCCAAGCGCCGGAAGCCATGCCGCCGCAATCCGTGGACGCTGCCAGCGTCTATGACAGCGACATACCGTTTTAGGGGTGGTGGCTTATGCAGGTTTTCATAGGCGGTAGGCGCACCGGCAAGACCACGCGGCTAATCATGCTTTCGCACGATACCGGCATACCGATTTACACGCACAACGCGCACATGGCGGCGTTCGTGGAGCATCAGGCAAGAAACATGGGTGTGACGATACCGAAGCCGATTTGCCAAACACAAAAGCTTACAGGCTTGCGCCCAAGCCAAGTGATCGTGGATGAAGCGGGCGGCGTGCTTGAAGACGTGTTGGGCGCAAAGGTTGTGGCCGCGTCAATCGACGGCGTAGCCCTGAACCCGGCAATACCAGACCTTGAAGCAATGGGCTTCCTTGACCTGTTCCGCGCATGGCGCAGGGCACGCAAGCGGAAGGGCAAGCAATGAGCCTTGAAGACTGCGAGAAGCGGGGCGCGGTGCTTGACGGCAAGAAGTGCTTTTGCACGCCGTGGAACTGTTGGACTAACTGCCTTGAAGTTGGGCATTGCGTCTATGAGAAACACCGCAAGCCAAAGCAAGGCACGCTATTTGACGAAAGCGAGATTGAAGAATGATTGGACGCAAAATGAACGTGAGACTTTCGGACGGCGCGGAACTGCCGCGCTATTCGCATGACGGTGACGCGGGGCTAGACCTTCGCATCACCCACGACGTGACACTAGAGCCGGGGGCGCGTGCTACCGTTGGCACGGGTCTTGCGGTTGAGATACCGCAAGGGTGCGTGGGGCTGGTGTTCCCGCGAAGCGGCCTTGTCAGCAAGCACGGCATCACGCTTTCAAACAGCGTGGGCGTGATTGATTCGGGCTATCGCGGCGAGATCGGCGCAACGCTGCTGAACCAGTCAGACGAAACCACCACGCTTGACGCGGGCACGCGCGTTTGCCAGCTTATCGTTATGCCGTTCGTTCCGTGCGAGTTGGTGCCCTGCGAAGAGTTGACCGAGACGGAGCGCGGGGCGGCTGGCTTCGGCAGCACCGGCATTGCGTAGGTGCGGCCATGAGAGCGCAAGAATACTTCGAGGACATACGGGAAACCGTCGTTGAAATTGAGCGCTCAAAGGAAATGTTGGAACGGCTCAAAGCTTCCGAGGGCGCGAAGGTGCAGCGCTACGGTGAGCAGCAGGGCAACGGCAACAGCGATGCAATGGACAGGGTGAACCGGCGCATTGAGTTTGAGCAGAGATTACAACGCAGAATCAACGAAGCATCGGAAATGCTTGACGAAGCAACCATGCTGCTTTACGGCGACGATGACCACGGCGGCTTGGCGAAGCTGAAAGGCAACCGCTACGCCGACGTGCTTTGCATGGCCTATTGCCAAGCCATGGCGTGGCATGAGGTTGCCGAGGTAATGCGCTGTTCGCAACAGTGGTGCCGCGAACTTTCGCGGGCTGGATTCAAGTACATTGACGAAGCGGGCATTGCGAAATTGAAGACCGCTTGAAAAGATTTTACTTGCGTCCACTTTCCGACTTCTGCTAAAGTTCGCTAAGGTGGTTAGAACTATGCAAAGCGTCACGGACTTAGAGCCGTGGCGCTTTTTCTTTTGGGGTGGTGGCGCATGGCTAAACCGTTTAGTGACGCGTTCTATCATTCCAAGGCTTGGGAGCGTGCGCGGGAAGATGCGCTAAAGCGCGATAGCTACTTGTGCCAACGCTGCCTTGCCGGTGGGGAGATCACACCGGCAACGATGGTTCACCATATCGAAGAACTGACACCGGCCAACATCGACAACCCGGACATTGCTTGCGGCCTTGATAATTTGGTCAGCCTTTGCGACCTATGCCACAAGAAAACGCACGGGTGGGCGCGTGCCGGTGCGACACGTCAAGGGCTTGCGTTTGATGCCGACGGCAACTTGATTTGCCTTGCCGAATGATCGGCGCGACGGGAAACGCAGACCAAAGAAAAAATTACCGAACACAAAACAGCAGGTCAGAGCGGCGGGCAATCCCCCCGGTTTGAATCTGCGCAACGATTCCTAGGGCACCAACGCCGGGAGTCAATTTTATTCGTGCGCCGACTTTTCAAAGGG